AAAACTGACGTGTGGTATGGCACGCCCCCAAAAGACCACAAACCTCAATGGGATGTGGTGATCCCTGACTATGCCGACAACCTCAACGCAATGCACGTTGCGGAGAAAAAGATGCAACATTACGGGGCTTTTGTGGACACGTTGGCGCAAATCCAAAAAGTATCGCGTGGGAGCATTTTGCTGCCGCACGCAACATCCAAACAGCGCCTTGAGGCAATTCTTCGCACACTCAATTTGTGGCAAACAAAACCAGCGGAGGTTGATGTGGTCGAATCCATCAACCGGCAAATTCGCTCTGAATAACCCCACCCCTGTCCTAAAGTTCTTGCGCTGATTGCGGGAGAGTGTAAAGTTGGAAATAGAAACGAAACGACTTATGGAAACGAAACAAACCACCGACTACTGGCACGTGTACGAAAACTACGGCACCAGCCGTGAACGATACCTGGGAATTTGGGGCCGTAGTGCATGCCACTTTCCCTCCGGAGGACTGACTTTTATTCCAATCACATGAAATCTTACACCTTACAATCCCTGCTCGAAACAACTTTATGGAAAAACTAACCATCGCCCAACTCCTCAAAAAGCACTTCCCCACCGGCTCTCAATACGGCCAAGGCAAAGCGGCTTCGGTTCAGCTTGGGTGCTCGCAGAAACAATTTAGCAGATGGTTCGGAGGGGTGACGCAGCCGAATAGCGACGCAACAATCGACATCTTGCGAAAACTCAAAGAGCTAAAAAACTACCCGCCTGAGAAATAAAAACGACCACACCATGAAAATACCGACCGCCGCCGAACTTGCAGAGATTTACAACAACGCGCCCTCCAAGGAGGAAGTTCAACGAGCCGAGTTTGAGGCGTGGTGGAAGCAAGAGAATATCGACGATGACGGCGCTTTCACCTGCGGAGAGCAGGCCGCTGCATGGTCCGCTTGGCAAGCCGCACGCGCTGATAAGGAGGGCAAATGACACGCCCGCCAATAATCCCCACAAATATCCGCGATGCCGAGCCTCTCTGCCATATCTGCGGAACCGACCTCACCGAGCAGGAAATCGTCGTCGAAAAGATCGAGGGCGACTGCCTGTGCGAGTTTTGCAGGCGGATGGTCAGGGAAAGGGAGGAAGGTTGAATTATGAATCCGCTGATCTTCTTGGATGTCGATGGCGTCCTAAACACTCGCAATGGAAGCCTTGACGCCGATAAGCTAGACCTGCTCCGGGGAGTAATTCAAGCAACCAGCGCTCATGTTGTCATTAGTTCAACATGGCGGCATACAGAGCACCAGATGGCACGCTTGCGACCTGAGCTTGAAAAGCGTGGAATTGCCATTGTTGGAAAGACGCCCGACGCCTCTTATCGCAATCCTGATGAGCCGATTTGGGTTGCGTCAACACGGGCAATAGAAATCCTTCAATGGCTTGGAGAGCATCGAGAATACACTAATTTTGTTATTTTAGACGATGCTCCATTCACTCAGCTAAAAGGTTGGCTAGTGCAGACCAAAAGCGACGTTGGTTTAACGCCGGAGCACTGCGAAGAAATCATCCGCAGGCTCAATCCCGCCAAATCACCAAGCTCACAAACCAGCACACCGCCAGCCACCTGTTCGTAGATGGCTTGGCAATGGGCTTTCCTTGCGTTTTGGCGCGTCGTAGCATTGGCGTAGGCTCAACGCCCATGTCGAGGTAGTCGAGTGCGGCTAGGATGCCTTTATCGCGGGGGTAGTGGTTCATAACTCGTAAGCATTGTGAGCCCGTTCCCATTCGGCCAACTCCGCCAAAGCTTTTTCCAGCTTAGCCTCCAGCTCCGCCATCTTCTCCGCAGGCACGACTTCGCTGAAGGGGTTGAGGTGGCTGTAGGAGACGAGCGAGGCGGTTGTTAGGGGTGGGTATTTGTCGTTCATAAGAAAGCCTAAACCACGAAATCACATTATTCAACATCGAACCATAAAATTGAATTGCAATTGAGCGGTTGAGGTGTGATGGTTGGTGCTCACGCAAACAAATATATCATGGCCGAAGAAACACAAATCACGAAGAAACCTGCCAGCATTAAAGAGCTAATCGGAGGTGAGCAGTTCAAGCAGCAACTTGCTCTTGCGCTGCCAAGTCACATGACGCCGGATCGCTTTTCGCGCATTGCGCTTACTGCTATGCAGCGCACGCCAAAGCTCTTGGATTGCACGCAGGCGAGCCTGTTCAAGTGCTTGCTCGATTTGTCAGCAGCCGGTCTTGAGCCTGATGGTCGTCGCGCATATCTCATTCCTTACGGTAATGAATGCACGTTGATCCTTTCCTATATGGGTTTGATCGAGCTTGTTCGTCGCTCTGGTGACGTGTCCAGTATTCGCTCTGAGCTTGTCTGTGAAAACGATGAGTTCTCATGGGAGAATGGAAAAGTGACTCACAAAGTTGATTGGCGTAAGCCTCGCGGTGAAGTCCAAGCTGTTTATGCCGAGGCCATTCTGAAGTCTGGCGAAACACAGACCGCCACGATGACCAAGGAAGAAGTGGATTCCATTCGCAAACGCTCAAAATCGGGATCATCCGGCCCATGGGCAACGGACTATGGCGAGATGGCCAAGAAGACCAGCATTCGCCGTTTGTGCAAGCTGCTGCCTCTTTCGAGTGAGATTACGGAGCACATCGACAAAGATAGTGATGTTGCTCTTGAGCGCGATGTGACGCCGGTTCCGCAAGCTGCGTTGAAGCTACCTAGTCAGTCTGAAGAAAAACCCGATGATTACGTGGCTGAATAATATGAACTCATTCGACGAACATCTCAAAACTCTCTATGCCAGCGTTGGCAACGCATGGGTAGAGAAAAACTCCCTCGTATTTCAAGAGGCAAAAACATGCGGTCTTGCGCTCGCTGGTTCTATTGGAGGCGCTGTTGCCTCCAATAAAGCAAAAAAGATTCCCGGTGACATTGATTTCGTCACCAAAGATGTCGGATCGGCAATGCGGTTTCAGCAGCGTCTTCAAGACAAGCTGTTTCAGTATCCGACTTACTGGCAGGTACAGATCAACAACCGAACCTCGTTTTGTCCTGAAAACGTGGAAACGCACGTCCGCATTCATGCGCCTTTTTGGCTTCCAATATGCGTATTCGTTTTGAAGCAAGGCTGCTTCCGGCAATGGTTCACGAAGGAGGCGTATCCAATCCAGTTTTTTACCGATGTGTCAAAAGCAGCGGAGGAAATGGAGAAGCGTGATGGCAAGCCCCGTCCAGTTCTCGACTTGGACTTGGATATTGATTTCGACGACACGCCAGAATCGCGGCTTTTTAGTCTCCCTCCAACGCCAGCATATCCTTCTTCAATATGATTATCCTCGACGAGAAAGAGTACAGAGCCCATCCGGCCCTAAACTATTCTAGCGCGAAACACCTGCTTCGTTCGCAAAAGCATTTCTTGGCAGAGAAGTCCAAGAAGTTTGAGCCATCGCGTGAGATGGTGATTGGGACCATGGTTCACTCGGAAATCCTTGAGAACAAGAAAGGTGAATTTGTCGTGAAACCGGAAGGCATGACATTTGTAACCAAGGAGGGTAAAGCGTGGCGAGATTCGCATCAAGGCGTGGAAATCATATCTCAGGAAGAACTGTTCCGAATCAATCGCACCGTTAAAGCGATCAAGGATAATGCAGACGCCATGTACCTTCTGAATCGCTGCCCAAATCGCGAGCGCGGCATTGTGGTGAAATATCGCGGCATCGACATCAAGGCGCGTCTGGATGCAGATGGCGCGGATGAATCTGGCGCTGCGATGATCCTCGACACCAAGACAACGGCTGATGCCAATCCCGAGACGTGGGGCAAGCACGCCAGCAATCTCTGCTACTTTGCACAGATGGCATTTTACACAACTGCGTTGGCGCTTGAGCTTGGACTGGAAACGCCACCTGCATTTATGTGGCTCGTTGCTGAAACGACTGATGCTGCTGATGTGGTGATTTATCGCCCGCCACCAGAAGCGATTGCCATTGGCCAGAAGCAATTAGACATCATCGTTGATCGGTACATTGACCTGCAAACCACTGGAAAAGCAAAGGGGTACCCAAGTGGTCTGATTGAACTGAACGTGCCTCAATGGGAAAAACGCAAGTGGCTTGACTGAACCATAAAATTGAACTAGACTTTCCTCTATGGCCAACAGCACAATCAATATCAGTTTTGATCTACTGGCGCTCCAAGGAGCCAAAAAGATCGTCGGCAAAGACGGCAAAGATTACGTTGCAATCTGCCTGCCTGAAAGTCGGGTCAACGCTCATGCAAATGGCAAGTGTTACCTGTCTCTGGACGTGAAATCGAACAGGGACGGCGAAGATAAATTTGGAAAGACGCATTTTTGTGCCGAGAGCAGCACTAAAGAAGAGCGTCAAGCTAAGCAGTACATGCCCGTGATCGGAAACGGAAAAGAATTCGTGTTTGATAGCGGCTCACGCCCCGCAACAACTCGGGCAGCAACACCTGCAAAGCAGCATCCGCTTATGCAAGACACGGACGACGCGAGCGACACGATTCCGTGGTGATCTAATTTTAACCCCGAGCCGTGGCGGCTTACCACGGCAAACAAACGAATATGGAAACGCCATTTCCCGAAACCCCGCGTGAAATCACCAAGGCGAAGATTGCGCTGTTTCGCCACCAAAGCGAGTTCATTCGAGCCAAGGATGAAGTGTCGAGTGTAGAGCGCGAATGGCTTTTGTGGTCGATAAACCGAATCAGCGAGCTTGAAACACAAACCGCATGAAAACCAGATTCCCCTCGATTAGGACTTGTACGATTGAAGCAATGCTTCTCTTCGCCTCCAACACAACCCGCGAATCAAAACAACGCCGCGTTCGTGATGCAATCGCCTTTGCGCTCAACAATATCACCCAGCTTAATCGCGTCCCGTCGATGATGTGGAAAGATCGCAAAAAAGCCATCCGCGCTCTTGGTAACATCGACAAGATTGGCATTCTTGATGATTTGGAACTACTTGGCCACAAACCCATAGGCATCGACTCCAAAACCAATGAGCTTAGCATTGTCGCGCATCATCTTGGCCTGTTCGTGAATCGAGTTAATGGGCGTGTGGTAATTACCCGAACGCCGCTCACAATACAGCCGACTGAAATCAAGTCGCTGGCGGATATGTCCCCCCCATGCTCGCGGGCAGAGCAGTCCTGAGTTGCCATTGGTATGACGCTCCATGGAATCAAGTCCCTCTTCGCCAACGCCAGTCCTGATTTTCTCGCTCGTAATACCGGGAAAGCTCCCAAGTTGGAACGAGATATTGGGGATGCACCATTGGAAAAGAAAAAAGTTCAAAGACGAGCTAGCCAAAAGTTTCTTATCCGCGTTACAAGCATCCGAAAGCGACTCATTGACGAGGACAACCTGTGTGAGAAGTACGCCGTCGATCTTTGCCGCTACGCATCTGGAGGCGCATTTGGCGATGAAGCAGGAGAAACAAAAATCGAGACAACGCAACGTAAGGCTGAAAAAGGCGAAGAAGAAAAAGTGATTATTGAGATTTACGAACTATGAAAGACCGATTCCACGATAAAACTTTGCATGCCCTAATCCACATCCAAAACGCATCCGCGAGCTATTCAATCGCCAGTCTGCATCAGGCCGTGAAAGGCTTCACCAAAGAATGCCTCATGCCTGCGGTTGAGCGTGGCTGGGTGACAATCCGGCCCAGTACAAAAGGTGCTTCGATTGTGGAGATGACTGACGCTGGCGAGAAGTGGCTGCGGAAGCTGTGTGATTTGTCGAATGAGCAGCCAATTACAACACCATGAAAATCAAACCTGATTACGAAGTAACCGCGCAGCTTGTCACCTTCCGAGGAGAAACAAGAACAGACGCATTAACGAAACTCTGCCAATGGATGGACGAAAACAAAGTGCCAGCATGGGAGGATGAATTCCAAGCTATCGACACTGGTTGGACAACGGATAACGGCCATTATGCTTCCGCCATGGCCCGTGTGGTTCATAAGAAACTAGATAACATTTGCCCACTAAAATGACCCGCCGAGTCGAAAAAGACCCCGACCATCCCGGCTCATGGCGCATCGTAAATGCGGCCACAAACAAGCCGGTTGTTCACAACCTGCCTGAACGCGAGGCGCGGGAGTTTGCTGAGAGAATGGAAAAGGCGTCAAAGAAGAAATATACCCAAGGTTGACTACCATAAAGTTCAGGCGTAGGTTTATCCATGCACAACGTATCACCATTTGCAGACCTTTTGACATTGCAGAATGAGATGCGGGAGGGGTTTGTTCCGCCTGCCGTAGTTGAAAACTCGCGTGATGCTGAAATCGCAGAACTCAACCAGCGGCTTGCTGAAAAGGATGCTCGAATCGAGGCACTGTCAGGCGCTCTCGATGACGCCATCAGCTTGCTTGACCGTGCCGTCATGGAGGAGACGCCAGATGATTATGGTGAAACCTACAAGGCCGTTAGCGATGTTCTAGCTGGCAAAGCCCTAGCCCCAAAGAATCCGGCTTGACGGTTTTTGGCTTGACTGATTGATTTAAACTGCTACCAGTCCTGTAGCCGCATAAGGCGATCATTGTTGAGTCCAATGATTACAGGAAAACCTTTTCCCCTTCCAAGCCACCTTTGTTCGCATCGGTGGGACTCACTTGGAGGGGGATTTTTATGTTTTATGACCAAAAATTATTACACAGCAATTCTCCATGAGGATTGGAATGGAATAGAAGAATACATCGAGTTCTTCCAAGAACGATGCGATAGCCAGTTGGAGATTTTTTTTGGCCTATCGCTCATTACAGAATACCGGCAGGCGGGATTTAATTATAACGGTAGCATGGATTGGACGAGAATCGGAAAAGCTGCCATTGCCCTTGATGAGCCATTTTCTGCCTCGCCATGCGGGAATGGGTGCTCTATTGCTTATTTTAAGCCTCAAATATTCCACGAAGGTTTCACTTGGGATTTTGGACTGTTTGTTGGAGCCGATAATGGAGCCGCATTTGAGGAATGTGATTTGTCCTGCCTGATTGATATTGATGGCTGGGCCATTCATCGCGAGCAGAGGTTTAAAGATGATTCAAAAAGCAGGACCGCCAAAGTATCGTCAATTCGGATACTTGAGGAGTTGTTTTTAGACGTGAGGGAGATGTCACAAGCGGTTCTAGAGGCCACTATTTTATGTGATGATTACGAATTCACAGAGGCAGAAAAGAAGCGCCCAATAAAACTCAAGAAGTACACTCCCAAGGAGGAATTGAAATGAAACGCTTCACCGAGACGCAAAAATGGACAGACCCTTGGTTTAGAAGATTATCTGGAGCGGCCAAACTAATTTGGTTTTACGCCGTGGATCACTGTGATGCCATTGGAATAGTTGAGCTTGATTTAGAGTTTATCTCCATGGATTGCTCGTTAAAATGTAACGATAAGAACGTTGCAGAATTAGGCGACAGACTTCAAAAAATTGGCACGAACCGATACTTCATTCCGAAGTTCATCGGATTCCAATATGGAAAGTTGAGCAGTGCTTGCCGCCCCCATGAGAAGATTATTGAGGCCATTCAGTCTCATAGTTTGGTATCCACCCCATCGGGCTATCGGTATCCTTGTGAAGATTTAAAGGGTATGGATAGGGTATTAGATGGGGTTCCTGATACCCCTCAAGAACAAGATAGGATAAAGACTGGAAAAGAACAAGACAAGAACAAGACAAGAGGCACGCATGCCGAGCTTGAGGAATTCTGTCGAGCCAATGGACTTTTTCCCCGCGATGTGGACTACCTGTGGAACCGATGGGAAGGCAACGGCTGGCAGAATGCGAACAAGCCGATTAAGGACTGGCGAGCCACTGTGAGGGCATGGAAGGCGCAGCAATACCTGCCATCACAAAAGCAGCAGTTGGCATCCGATTGCTGGCCAGAACCAGCGCGAGAAGAGGAGCCTGAAATCGACCTGCTTGAACGCCTCGAACTTAACCGCGCCAAGGCAGCAGCAAGAGAAGCCGCTGAAAATGCCGAGCCTGAAGTTTCAGCGGAGGAAAACGAATGGACTTAAGCGTTGCCCAAATCAGCGAAAAGCTGGCTGCACAGGCTCAAACCGTCTGTTCTTTTCTCCTCCCCGGTGGTAAACTGGTTGGCGGCAAGGAATGGGTTTGCGGTGACATCACAGGCGCTCCCGGCGAAAGCTTGAAGGTGTGCGTTTTCGGCCAATACACAGGACAATGGAGAGATTGGAGCACCGATTCCGACCTTGGAGACCTGATTGACCTTTGGCGCTGCGTGAGGGGATGTACGCAAGCTCAGGCCATTAAGCAGGCCAAACAATGGTTGGGGATCGTGGATTCGGTTCAGGTACGCGAGCAAAAAAGCTATGCCAAGCCGCCATCCATCAAATCAGCGGAGCTTCACGCGGACGGTGGAGCAATGAAGTATTTACGCGAAAAACGTAAATTGTCGGAAGAGATTATTTGCGCCTTTAAGATCGAAGGGAGCGCTGAGAAAAAAGCGATTATTTTTCCATCCTACTCCCCCAGCGGAGAGCTTATCAACCGCTCGTACCGAACTTTGACGCAACCGAAGAAAGTCTGGCAGGACACAGAATGCGCTCCCTCTTTATTTGGCTGGCAATGCCTACCACAAGAGTCTTACACGACCCGGAGGGTGCTGATAGCGGAAGGGCAGTTGGACGCGGCTACGTGGCTGCAATGGGGTATTCCTGCCCTGTCGCTTCCAAACGGCACAGGCAAGACTTGGATCGACTACGAATGGGAGAATTTGGCCCCGTTTGATACCATTTACATCGCTTTTGACCAAGACCCGGCTGGAATCAAGATGACCGAGGAAGTAATTGCGCGACTTGGCAAACATCGGTGTTTGATTGTGGTTATGCCAAAAAAGGATGCCAATGATTGCCTGCAAGCCGGATACACGTCGGAAGATGCCAAGGATTGGGTGAAGAATGCCAAAGCGCCAAAAATACGAAAGCTCGTCACGGCGGCTGAAATGGAGTCCCGATTTTTAGCAGAGCTTCAGCACAAGGAGGAGGCTTTTACGCTGCCGATGTTTGCGGGAAATTGGCCGCATTCAGGGTTCTATTTTAGGCCGGGAGAGGTGACTTTGTGGGGAGGTTTTTCACATTCTGGCAAGTCAACTATGCTGAACTTTATGAAGTCGAATCTACTAGCGGAGCACATTCGCATTTTCGACGCTTCGCTCGAAATGAAGGTGGAGGTGATGCTAAAAAAGCTGGCGAGGATTTTCCTTGGAGAGCGGCTGAATCACGACAATGGGGTTGCTTTTGTTCGCGGTGTTGGCGAGCACCTTGTTTACGCCGATGTGGTTGGTAGCATGGGCCAAGATGAGATTATGGAAATGATGTGGTTTTCATTCCGCCGTTATGGATGCACCCATTTTATGATTGACTCACTGATGAGAATTGATGCGCTTGAGGAGGATTATCCGGCTCAAGGCAAGTTCTGTAATCGACTCCAAGACTTTGCGAAGGAAACCGGATCGCACGTTCATCTTGTAGCCCATCTTGGGAAGCCGTCGCAGATTGTTGACCGACCTTCCATGTACTCCATTAAGGGGTCGAGCCTGCTTGTAAACAACGCCGACAACGTGCTTTTGGTTTGCCGCAATCCTGACAAGGAGAAGCTGCGCAAGGCGATGAAGCTGACCGATGAACAGGACAAGTCGATGCACGACGTTGAAGTGATTGTTGAGAAGCAGCGCGAGACTGGGTGGCTTCACACTTTCAAACTCAAATATGACCCTATTCGTCACTCGTATAGGAAGATGTGAGACACCACCCCTTGACCAATAACGAAATCAACTTTATGGATATTGCCTCATGGCAGTTCGCGCCAAGGCAATCGTCAAATACGGCATTACGTTCAGGCCAATTAAAGGGCCAAAGGGCAAGCTGTTGACGTGTCCTGACTGGTTGGTGGAGAAGCAGATTCTTTCCAACTACGAGGAATGTAAAAAATTCCGCAGCGCCAAACTGCTTCCGTGGTGCGAGCATTTTTGCCGCTTGACGGACATTATATTTGCGGACCCAAAAGGTAGTTGGCCGTTCCAATGGAATCCCAACGCCTTGCGCATTCTCAAGAATTTCCGCAAGCACCACCTGCTCGCGATTGCGGGCCACGCTAGCAGCGGGAAAACGCACGCAATGGCACTTATTGCGGTTATGATGTTCTTTCTTGATCCGAAGAACACCAAAGTAATTGTAACGTCCGTAACCTCATCCGCCGCATCGGGCCGTATTTGGGGTCACGTCAAAAACTGTTGGAATCACCTTGAGGTGTTTTTTGGGCCGGGAAATCTACCCGGCAAGCTGCTAGAATCCAAAAGCAAAATTCGCTACCAAGATGCCAACGGCAAGGGCGACGAGACTCGCGGTATCGAGCTTGTGGTTGGTGAGAAATCGCAAGCCAAAGCGTCCGCAACGAAGATTCAGGGGATGAAAGCCCCTAAGCTTATTCTGATGGGCGATGAATTTGCCGACTTGGAACATAGCCTTGTCCGCACTGCGCTCACCAATTTGAAGCGTAACGACGAGTTTTGGCTGCTTGGCGCATTTAACCCAACGTCGTATTTCGGTCCCGATGGTGTTATTTCGCATCCAAAAGACGGCTGGCATTCCATCGACGAGCATTCCACCGAATGGCCTACTTACATTGAAGAATACGGATACGATGGCTACTGCATTCGTTTTGATGGTGAAAAATCACCCAACATCCTAGAGGGATACAACCGCTGGAAAGGGTTGTTGCGCATTGAGGATTTGAAGGAAGCGCAAGCTCAGGGGGTTAAAACCGCTGCCTATTACCAGATGATTCGCGGGTATTGGTCCCCGACTGGCGAGCTTGATTGCATTTATGCGCCGGGTGATATTTTCTCTTGGCAGGCAGACGCCAAAGTGAGCGACTTTATCGACGTTCCCGTGATGGTGGCTGGGCTTGACCCAGCATTTACGCATGGCGGCGATAGGGCTGCACTGGCCATTGGCCGCATCGGCTTGCGCCATGATAAAATCATCGGCAAAACTCAAAAGGTGTTCGAGTTGGTGAAAATCTACTCGCTGGACGAGGATATTACGAATACCGCGACATCTAAAACTGAGTGGGTGGTGAAGCTGGCTAAAGAAAAGCTCGCTCTTCATAAAGTTGATGTGCGCAATTTAGCCGTGGATGCAACTGGCGGCGGCGATCCGTTTTGTGCTCTTATCGCACGCGACATTGGCATGGGATCGCTCAATGTGAAATTCAGCGGCAAGGCATCCGATAAGCCGGTTAGCCGCAATGACCACAGAAAGGGCTTCGAGCGCTTCCGCAACCTTGTCAGCGAGCTTTGGTATGTCGGCAAAGAACTGATTCGCACAGGGCAAATCAAAGGTCTTGTTCCCGATGTAATGTCGGAAATGGTGATTCGCACGTACAAGGAGTCCAACGGACTTGTTCAGATTGAGGCGAAAGAAAGCCTGAAGGTGAGAATCAAGAAAAGCTGCGACTTTAGCGATGCGACATTTCTTGCCCTCCACCTCGCCCGCATTCGCCACGGCCTTTCTTCCAACGAAACCGCCGCCCCACGGCAGGTTTCACGGCAGAACCCGTCGAATGCGTTGTTTCCGCCGTGGAATCCGAATAAGAGGCAGGAGCAGCAGGCTAGGCCCGCTATGCTCGACTATGGCGGTGGGTGGGCCAGCGGAATAACTTGATCTTTACGGTTCAACAAACGAGACTTAAACGA